TATTGTTAAATGGAGTTGCTCCTACTAAATTCCCTAACTTTGTCGATGCCCTTGTAAATGTCTGCAATCCATCAGCGTCATATATCACATTTTTAAGCGGCACTCTATTCTCTATCCTTAACTCATTTATCTTCTTACTCACCATCGTATCGTCAATCTTATCAATGGCAATTATCTTCAATGCTACAAATCCTGCCCAAATCACAATAACAAACTTATCCGAACCTGTGTAAGCAATATCACAAGTCATATACCTATCTTGAGTAGGCTTTATAAACTCATTGGTGTACAATCCAAGAATATCTGAATACTCAAACATCGCATAAGGATTATCATCAAACTCCCAATTTCCATACACAAGCCTTTGAACTTCGTTATGGCTTAATATTTTCATTAAGTTAGGAACGTAATCAACTGGCAATGTCTTATTATCTGTCGGCAATGCCTGAATGAACTTCATATGACTTGGCAGGTTACCTTCGGTATTAGGTTTGTAATAGTCTTTATATAAATAATTTTTACTAGGATTACAAGTTTGCAATAACTTAGGAGCTAAATTGTATTCTTTGTTCATCCATCTGCCAATAGATGCTTGTAAATTGTTTTTACATTCTATATCAAACTCTCCTGCTTCTTCAATAAAACCACGAGTCATCTGCATTGAACCAAATCGCATATAGTTTGGGTCTGAAGGCAAATACTTGGCATCAATCAAAAATATCTTAGAACCATTATAAAATTTAAAATAATTATCTTGACCGTTAAAACTAAAGTATTCTTCTCCAATACCCCAAATATTCATAACTTCCTGAATAGATGGTGTTGTAAATTTACGCAAATCAGATAACGTTTTTCTCGCTATAAAATAATGCGTTTTTGGGTACATTAGTGCATCTGCACATATCAAAGAACAACCTATAAAACTCTTTCCTGAATTATGAACTAACGTATTTGATTCGTTTAAACAGTAATTGTGATTATCTGCAACCGTTAAATCATATACATATCCTTCTTTTAATCCGTAATGAACTTCTTTTATTAAACGTGCGTCCAACTCCTGCGGAGTATCACATCTTTTATCGTAGATGCCTTCACGTTGTATTCCATCGCTAACATATCCCTTGTGTAAACTCTCGGAATAAACTTCTTGCGTATCTCTAATACTTTTGTTTCTGTTAGCTTTGAGTTCCAAACATTTTCTCCACGTGTATCGAATAATTGAGGGCAACGTTCTCTTGAATGATTTACATTCTCCTTGTCTGTTACCCATTCTAAATTCTCTAATCGATTGTCTAAGCGATTGAAATTTATATGATTTACGATTGGCTTGTTCTCCTGATTCTCTATAAAAGCTAAAGCAACTAATCGGTGTATCTGCATTTGTTTTTTCCCGTTTAGACTGAAATAAATTCTCAAATATCCGCTTTTCGTCAAACAAGGCTTTAAAATGGAAAGGTTTTTCTTCCCATAAGTTTTTCGTGATGCTACTCGACCCATTGTTGATATTAGATACTGACCATCTGTGCCATCTATCTCCTTCCAAAACTCGTTTAGCATACTCTCCTGCTGCAATCCAATTTCCGTTACCATATATTTCGTGATTAGGTGTTAAACAGAAGGTTTCTCCATTCTGCATTACAAAGGTAATCATTTTATGGTAATGGTTGTCGCCACCAGTGTTATATTTTGGTGTTTTTAATATTTTTTTATACTCAGCTTCTTTTGTAACTTCATTAAATGTAAGAACTTGCTCTCCAACTATTAAATCTTTTATCTCCTTCAATCCAGTTATCGCTCTAACTAATTGATTTCCTGCGAAGCAGCCTTTGCTACCGCCAAAAACTATATCTATCGTATCTTTATCAGTCCAAGCCTTTATAGCTTCTAACTGTTTAAGATTACCTTTTACATTTATGGTAAGACTTTTACTCAACTACATCCTCCTCTTGGTTAATAATCTGCATCCCTATAATTGGAACTATCTTCAATTTATCACCTCCTGAAGTAATATCGAGCTTCTCGCTGTACTTTTTAGGGTTCATCCTACCCAATACCCATTTACGAGTATCAAGTTGCAACCTTGACCTGTTTACAGCTACCATACTTTGTTGTCTGTTTCCATTAACATCATAGTAGTAGTCTTTAGTACCATCATCAGAAATCTCTAACATATCGTCAAAGATACCATCAGCTCGTATTTCAGTAGCTTTCTTGTATAATTCTATTCTATCGGGATTTTCATTTAACCAGTTGTAGAAAGTACTTCGTGTGATTGGGTAATCATCACCATCTAATATATTCTTTATTGAACGACCCAACTCTATCTGTTGAATAATATCCAAAAATACTTTATCTCTTTCCATAATTATATTTAATAATAATTGCTACAAAGTTACAAAATTAATTAATACTATTATATATTATATATATTTTTTTTAATAATAATAATATTTTATAAAATAAAGGAAATACACCCCCCCCCTATTTCTTGATACACTTTTTAGGGGGGGGGGTATAAAAGTGCGTTTTTTTTTTACGTTTTTTCAAAAAGTGCCGTTTTTCATACTTTTTTCCTACAAAATGTTATTTGCGAAGCGAAAAACAAGACATATTGATTTTTACGCTGGAACTGTAATCCTGAATAATTTGCATTTCTAACTCAAAAGTGGATTAAACGACAACAAACGGCTTTTATTTATTTTTTACAACTTGTAAGACTTTTCTGTGTTTCAAAAAGTATATAGAATAGGAAAAAAATTTTTGTAGGGTACTTGAATAAATATATGTAGGAATTATCTTAATATTAAAAGTTATATTGTGTGGAAAAAATTTGTGGAGGGGGTCAAATGCACCTCTTTGCCTTCGCTTTAGGGGGGGGGTGGGGGTGCGGTTTATTGCCTTTGGTTTTATTTTCGGGGGGGTGCTACACTCATCAGGTGCTACACTCATCAGGACCTACACTCATCAGGACCTACACTCATCAGGACCTACACTCATCAGGTGCTACACTCATCAGGTGCTACACTCATCAGGTGCTACACTCATCAGGTGCTACACTCATCAGGTGCTACACTCATCAGGTGCTACACTCATCAGGCGCTACACTCATCAGGCGCTACACTCATCAGGTGCTACACTCATTAGGTGCTACACTCATCAGGACCTACACGCATCAGGTTGCACACGCATCAGGTTGCAAATTATAAGGCACAAAAAATCCCCGCTATTTCTAACGGGGTGATGTTATCTAAAAAAGTTATACGTTTGTGCGAGAATTGAAAAGGTTTTCTTTGTGTTTATTTGTCTAATTCTTTATAAACCTTTATTAATATATCTTTGTTCGCCTTTTGTTTATTTCGTTTTCTATCAATTCATTTATAAAATAATCGTTTTCTATTATAAAATCGTAGCCGTTCCACATGTGTGGTTTTGGTTCTTTGTACTTGTTCGTACATTTTATACATATATTAACGCCTACATTGAAAACGCTTATATCAAAATAAAAATACTCTTTGTTAGATTTGTACGCTCTCAAAAGTTCGGGCGTTTGGGTTGCTTGTATTATATCGTTTATATTCATAAGTTTATACATTTAAAATTAATCCTATCAGTGCTATAATTCCATAAATGCTACCTATTATTCCAAATGCCATAAGGTAGACTAAAAAGGCGGGCGGTTGTTCGTTATTCATTTGTTGCGGTTGTTATATCGTTAAAATTCGAAGCATACAAGCCTATATAGTCAAAATTACCATTATATAATTCATTTTCTAAAATAAAGCCCTCATTTTCACAAATAAAATTTAAAATACTATGTATTTCGTTATGGTCTAAATCCTTAAAATTCTCCATTCTATCAAGCCAAAAGTCTAAATCATATTCATAAAAAGAGATGAAACCGTCACGGCTTTTGTGGTTCTCTATTAAATGTTTTTCAAACTCCTCTAAATTATTATTAATATATTTTCGTATATTTTTAGGGTTGACGTCAATTTTGCACTCTATTAAGTCATTAGTAAAATTGTAATATTTCGGACTATGCAAGGCAATAAATTCAATCGATTTAATAATGTCTAATTCAATCAAAAAATCTTCGACGCAATTACAAAGTTGTAGATTTAATTCACTGTAATAGGTTTTGTAGTCCCATTCTATTAAATCATCGTTTTCTAATTCAAATAGTCCGTTTTCGGTTCTAATTTCGTTAATATAGTCTAATTCGCTTGACGTGTCCACATCGTCAAAAATACTACCATAGTAACCATAAAAAGCGGGTAAATTTGTGTTAAGTATCATAATTATATATTTTTAAAAAGTTCGTTAATTTCGTTTTCGTAGTTGTTAAATTTTTCACGTGAATTTTGAGAAGCCAAAAGAGAAGCCAAAAGCTCACTATTAATATTTTTAAGTTCGTAACCATAATCAATGGCGATTTCTATTGACTCAGTCAAGCTTGTATCGTTGCGAGTCAAATATTCCATAGCATTGCTATAATATATAATTTCAATTTCGAAACCGTTATTTTCGTCGATTGCTTCGCTTATACTATCAAAAGGGTTTTCTAAGTCTATATCGTTTAAATTAATATTCGATAAAATTTCTATTTTCGTGTCGTTTTCGATTTCGATTAAAAAATCTACTATTTTTTGCGTTTGGGTTTCGTTTAAATTTTTCATTTTTTAAGGTTTAAATGTTTATTAAAATTGCTATTGTTATTCCGTTTTTTGTTACAAAAATTTGTTTTTTAGGTTCTATATATTTAGTATAGTCTATTTTTTTAGTTTTAGGAAATTTTATCATTTTTTTAATTTTTAGCTATTATTTTAATTTGGTTTAGTCCGTGCATTTCCATTTTTACAAATTTATATTTGTCATAAAGTTGAAAGACTTTTTTTTCTGCTTTTTCGATTTCCTTTGTAGTTCCGTAATTTAAAAATATTGTTTTCATTAGTTTATAAGGTTTAAAATAAAATTAGTTAAAATGTATAAGGCAAAAATTTGAGCGGTTAATATTTGCGGTTTCTGTTTTGAGAGATAGTTTTTCATTATTTATACATTTGAGGGGTTAAAATGTGAATAGTTACAATTGCCAAAAATAAGACTGTAAAAAATAAGGCTCTTTTAATGTTTTGTGTTTTCATTGTTTTAAAGTTTTTTTATAGGTTGCTTTATTGCTTCCTTTCTGATACAAATATACGTCAACTTTTGAATAAAACAATACTTTAAAGTGTTAAAATTATCATAAAATTATGTTAAAATTTATATTTTACGTTTTTTAGTGTATTTTTTCGATACCTTTTTTAGTCAATTTAAGGCAATAAAAAACTTTTTTGGTATATTGATACCTTTTGATTAAAACAATGCTTTAAACAAGCTAAAAATGATTTTGATATTTTTTATAACATTTTGTTATATTTGTAACATTTTGTTATATTTGTAACATTTTGTTATATTTTTCACTTTTTGACCAACCTACTAAACCCACCGAGTAAAAGGAACTAAACCCACCGAGTAAAAGGAACTAAACCCACCGAGTAAAAGGAACTAAACCTACCGACCAAACGGAACTAAA